TTTCATTTACATATTTCCTTGTCTGCGGTTTGAAGATAAAGTGCGCCAAATATCAATAATTCGTATTTCATGATTGCGTTCATTGTCTATTTTTTTAAATTGTTTTAAAGCCTCAGTCCAAGCTAAAACTGCATCAGCGTATTTTGGGCTCGCCAAAGCTTTTGCTTCCCTCTCGGCTACTGTCCCCTCAGCTAGTAGAAAAGAATGGCTCTTAGCCTGTTTTAAGCCTTCCTCAAGGTATTTAACTTGCCCTGCCCAAGCTGCATGATCGTCATCCGTATTTGCAAGCTTGGTTAAGGCTTGTTCTACCCTGTTTTCATTAAGTTGCTCAAGGTTCATTCTCCTCTCCCTTTATAACTAATCTTTTCTAAATAATGATTGCCTACATCCATCGCTTTAGGCATTGGCATACCAACTTCATCCAACACAAAAGTGCGTTTATCAAGCTCTCCCATAATGTTTTTACGAGTTTTTAATAAATTTTTAGGGCTATGAAGTTCTTTTAAACCTATTTCAAACAACAATTCTGATACTTTTGTATCTGCTAATTCAAAAAAAGTAGTATTGACGTTTCCTTTAAAAAACTTCTCAGGAGCAGTACACATATCAAAAATATTGCGTAATTTATCGTTTTGATGGATTCGTAAAGTTATTTGATCATTTTTATGAGGTTTGACTCCAAAATGGAATCTGCAATAAAACTTGCTTTCTCCATTTGTTCCAGCAGATAAAGTTCCAGTAAGACCGCAACCATAAGCAGCACAATTTAAAGGCTGACCTTGTTGCTGCTGTTGTTCCTCTTGACTTCCGTATTTAACAAGCTTGGATTTCATAGGTATTTCCTTTCAATAATCTTTGTAAAGTTGGTAGGCTTGATTACCCATTCCAAATCAGCTAAAAATGGCCTTCTATCTTTGGATTGCGTTTTTCCTGTCAAAAATTTGGAATTTTTAATAAATTGAAAAAAGTCGTTTCTAAACCAATCCAGGGCTTCTTCTGAACTCTTACATTCAAATTCAGTAAACAACTCTCTCCATCTTTGTTTTAAATGAGCTTCTCTGGTCTTATTCCAAGAAATGACCTTTGGTAGCTCTGGTAGCGTTTGATGATAAATATCAATAATTGCCTGATGGGGACATGGTGGAATCTTAGATTCCGCAGAGATAGTCTTTATATCTTGGTTAATGGTTATTGGTTCTTGGTTCTTGGTTACGTTGTGAATCGGTTCTGATATCAGTTCTGATTTCATAGCTGATATCTTCTCTGATTTGATTCTGTTTGCGTTCCGAGCTGAGTCTGCTTTAGCCCTATATTTAATAATTTCATCATCGCAACGCTTAGAAATCCATAAATCACCTTCTTTATCAAAAAAAGTTTCCAAAATGTATTGAACATCAGAGCTGAAATCAGACATTCCTATACGTCTAGCAATAAGGGATGGCTCACCTTTTAAAGGGCTTTCGTCTAAATAATATTGGTCAATAAGCCTTCTGTAGGCCAAATCTTCCATAAAACTTAGATGCCTTGTATGAGCTGCATAATCCCCAATATGAAATGGGTAAAAGTTCATTTTCAGTCCTTAAATAGGTCTGGTCGTAAAATTTCTTTTGTCAATCGACCTTGCGATAACTCTCGCAATTTAGCCAAATGTTTAATTGGAATTTGACCCCTATCAGCCCAGTTATAAATGGCTGTAGGCCTTATACCTAAAAGCTTTGCCAAGCGCATTAAAGTACCAAATTCAGCCCTTAAAATTTCTAATTCATGCATATAAATCCTCCTTTTGTGGCACTATACCATAAATAAATGATAGTAAACAGATATAAACTAGGGAAATCCCCTATAAAATAATTGTAAAAAAGTGTTGCTAAGTGGTTTTTTAGTGTATAGTTAAGTCTAGTTCAACAAGTGATGAAGGGAAATAAAAATGAAATTAGGAATCAGCAAAGAAGGTTATGCAGAGTATGTTTGGACAACTCCTGACCGCTATGAAATTACTCAATCGCAAATTGAGGACATTCGTGATTTAGTTAAAGAAGCCACAGGAACAAATATGTCCCATAAAGACATTTTGAGAATGGTAGATTTGTTTAAATCTATGGCAACCGATGATTTTAAAGTTTAAGGAATAAGTGATGAAAACAACATTAATTGATTGGGTAGGCGTAATTCTTTTAGGAATCCTATTGGGTGCGATGTTTGCACTAGGTGTTTAACATGGGAATGAACAGAGCTGATGCTTACTACGAGCCTGATGATTACGATGATCGTTCTGATGAGATTGAGGAACGTACCTGGCAACTCTTAAAAGTTGGTGGCAAATTTGACTATAGAACTTCAGGGGCTATTTCTGAAGCTTTAAGTGAAATGGGAGTTAATGATTCTCAAGCTTTGCAAGATGTTATTGATTCAGGTGATTACGAGCAATTAGGTAAAAAACTAATTTCAATGGCTTGTGAATACATGGAAGGTCATGCCAAAAAAGTAGCTGAATTTGAAATTAACGACTAAGGAAAAGTGATGACTAAATTTTTAGAACTACGCAAAATTAACGTAAATGAACATACTGAAAAAAAAGGTAAGTTCACTTATTTAAGCTGGTCTTGGGCTGTTGACCAGCTCCTTCAACAAGATCCTCAAGCTACCTGGACTTATGGAGATCCAGTTTACTTTGCTGAAACATTAATGGTTTTTTGCTCAGTAACCGCTTTTGGCAAAACAATGACAGCTCAAATGCCTGTCATTAACAATCAGAACAAAGCTATTGCCAATCCTGATGCAATGGCAGTAAATACCGCAATGCAACGATGCCTAGTTAAAGCTATAGCCCTTCATGGTTTGGCTTTGTATATTTATTCTGGTGAAGATTTGCCAGAAGAAGAAAGTGTAGATTTAACAGCAGAAATTCAATTATGGGTAGATATCATTATGAATTGCACCAATATTGATGAATTAAAAGCCGTATATGGCAAAGCTTATGCAGCTCTTAGCAAAGATAAATCCGCAGTAGAAAAGATTGCTAATGCTAAAGATTTGCAAAAAGGCACTTTAATGGCATTGCAAGCATGACCTGGGCTGACAAAGTAGCTATAGCAACATTAGTTATTGCCTCAGTCATTTTGATGGCATTTATACGATTAGCGATTAGATTGGGTGGAATATGAATGAACCAATAGCATGGATGGAAACTTATAAGGGCGAGCCTAATAATTTAGATTGGGATAAAAGCAATTTAAATTATGGTGATGAATTTCACGATGTTGTGCCACTCTACGCCCATCCAGCAAAAGAACTACACCTATCACTTCAAAAAAGTAAAGAAACAGGTGAACTACTAGCTGTTACTTATACAGATGATGAGCATAGGATTGTGGAAGTGTTATGGAAAAAACCACCAGCAAAGACACTAACAGACTTTGAAATTAAAGGTGTTCTTGGATTGGATGAATGTTGGATTGGTGAAGATTGCAGTATTCCTGACATGATTGCATTTGCTAGAGCAATACTAAGAAAGGCACAAGAGAAATGAACTTTATAAACTGGGTATTTGATGGCAGTTTTAAATGGTGGTTACTTGGTGCAGTTATTGTTTATATCATTGCTAGATTTAGTTAAGGAAGAGAAATGAGCCTAACTGAAATGCGTGAAGATTTATGCACCCAAAAACGAGTTAGTAGGTCAAGAGTTACCTACGATATTAACTATGACCAAGAAGTTATTTATACCCAAGAAGGTTGGAGTGATGGTCAAAATACAGTTTGGGACAATGAAATAGGCATTGTTTTGGTAGATGCTTTATCTAAACATAAAAAGGCACAAGAGAAATGACAATAGAACAAGGCAGTCCAGAGTGGTTTGCGTTAAGAGCTGGCAAAGTAACGGCTTCTAGAGTAGCCGACATATTAGCTAAGACTAAAACAGGGCCATCTGCTTCAAGGCAGAATTACCTTATTGAATTAGCCTTACAGCGTACTACAGGCATCATTCAAGAATCTTACACCAATGCAGCAATGGAATGGGGTACTCAAACAGAGCCTCAAGCAAGGGTAGCTTATGAAGTCAATACCAATAATTTTGTCGATCAAGTCGCTTTCATCGACCATCCTAGTATTGAGTGGTTTGGCTGTAGCCCTGATGGGCTTGTTTCTGATAGGGGCCTTGTGGAAATTAAGTGTAGGAATTCTGCTGGTCATTGGGAAACTATCAAATTGAATGAAATACCTAAAAAATATTGGATCCAAATGCAAGCGCAATTAACTTGCACAGGCAGAGAATGGAACGATTACGTTTCTTTTGATCCTCGTATGCCAGAACGTAGCCAGTTATACATAAAACGTGTCTTTAGGGATGAAGAATTTATTAAAGAAATGGAATTTGAAGTAAAAAATTTTCTTGCAGAAGTTGAGATAGAAGTCGATCTTATGAGAAATAGATGAAAAAACAACTTTATTGGGTTTGGGCAGCAATGATTCAAAGATGCGAAAACCCAAAAAATAAATATTTTTATAACTATGGGGCTAGAGGAATTAGCGTTAGTAAAGAATGGCGTTTGTCTTTTGATCAATTTTTAAAAGACATGGGAATTCGTGGTGCTGGAATGACTATAGAACGAATAAACAATGATTTGGGGTATTCAAAAGATAACTGTCGATGGGCCAATAGGAATGAACAGGCAATTAACAGAAGATTGTTTAAAAGCAACAAATTAAAAATTAAAGGTATAGAAATTAGGGAATATGGATCTTATAGGGTTCGTATTAGAAGAAATAAAAAGCTCATTTTAAATGTAACAGTTAACGATTTTTTTGAAGCGTGTTGTATTAAGAAGTCTTATGAAACCAAGAAAGGGATGTAATTATGGGAATTAAATATTATTTAAAAGCACCAGTATCGGAATATTCAGACAAAGCTGGAGAGCCAAAAAAAAGGTATCAAACCATAGGCATAGTCACAGAAACTAAAAAAGGTGATTTAATGTTTAAGCTTGAATTAATTCCGTTATTAGGAATGAAAGAAGGGGCTATTTGGGGTTATCTAAATGAACCTGAAGAAAAGACTGACCAGCCTAAACCAGCTAATTTGGCTGATCTTGAATCTGATATTCCATTCTAAGGAAAAATAATGAAAAAGTTAATCGGAGTTTTATTTGCTTTTATTGCAGTTACAGCTTATGGTCAGCAACAAGTAATTACTTGTAAAACCCCTGCTGGAGCTGTATTTGTTTATTCAGGCTATTCTTGCCCACCTGGATCAATCAGAGTTTTTTAAGGAGGCCGTATGAACGAACATATTTGGACTGCAAGTGGTACTGACATTACTTTGCGCTGGAGAAAAGCTGGATGGGTTCCTCCATCTGAGATTCAGTCATACAAAGACAAATGGAAATACTTTCAAGAGCT